TGTACGATGTACCTCAACTTCTGGATTCGTAATAACAAATTGAACATGAAAGTTCAAATGCGTTCAAACGACATCTTCTATGGTTTGACCTATGATGCACCTTTCTTCGCGTTTGTTCACCAACACATGTACTTGTGGTTAAAAGACACCTACACTGATCTTCAGTTGGGTACCTATCATCATTGTGCGGATAACATCCACTATTACGAACAACATTTCTCACTTGCGGATTCTATCTTAAACGAAGATCTAGAACTGCGTCGTTCATACCGAATGGAACTAACAGAACCTTTCTTCGTGTATGATAAAGATGGTAACTATCACCTCACCTCAAAGGGTATGATGTTCATTAATTCAGTTAATCGCCTAGTTGGTTCTGATTCTAAGATGAATGACTATCGTGATATGATTACCAAATACATGTTAACCTCAAGCGAAGTAGAAAATGTTTGAAGATTTTGAAGATTTTGACTTTGATTTCGAAGATGATGGAGTACCTCGTATTCGCGTTGACTCCGCAACTTCGGTCACTGACTTAGAACTAACACTCCAATCAAATCACGATGATTTCTTTCGTCGTATAGTTGATCATATTCTGTCACGTCTCGAAGGAGACAGACAAGTGCTTCCAGTCGCGATTCTAATCGATGAAGAAGGTGTTGAATATGAAATGCAGGTCGAAGAAGATGGATATAATAAAGCACTGGATAAGGCGAACGACTATTTCGTAACGATTGAAGAATACGAAACTTGTGACCTAATCAAACAAATGTACGAAATAATTGAAAAGAAAAATGGACTACGGTAAAGAGTTTAAGAAATACGCAATGAGCGATCACAACGTCAGCTCATCAAAATTTGACTACTATCAATCTCAGGTTGAATCATCAATGACGCCTTACATCCTTGAGGAGCGTGAGATGCGAGTTACTCAAATGGACATCTTCTCACGATTGATGAGAGATCGTATCCTATGGGTTGCAGGTGGAGTTAACGACAATATGTCAACGGTTGTACAGGCGCAGCTAATGTTCCTTGATAACGTATCTAAGGACGACATCACTATGCACATCGATTCTCCAGGTGGATCAGTTAAGTCAGGTCTATCAATGGTGGATGTGATGGAATGGATTAAGTCTGACATTAGAACCATTAACACAGGGATGGCGGCGTCAATGGGATCAGTACTACTTGGTGCAGGAACAAAGGGTAAGAGATCATCCCTAAAACACTCTAGAACCATGCTGCACCAATCTTCTGGCGGATTCAGAGGTAATATCCAAGATGCAGAAGTTGATTGGGTAGAATGGAAGAAGATTAACCTTGAATTGTTTGAACTTCTAGGTAAGTACTGTGGTAAGAAACCTTCACAAGTAATGAAGGACGCAACGCGTGATTTCTGGTTGACGTCAGAAGAGGCGATGAAGTATGGTATCATTGATGAAGTTATTCAAGGAGTAAGATAATAAGATACTCTTGTTCTAAATGATACTCTTTCACGAGAGAACAATTTAATATATAGAGTGTATAGTTTGAGTTATATCAAACCGCTCTACACAGTTCGAATCCGGTATTACTTAGGTGATACCGGATTTTTTATGTCATAAACTTTTTGTAGGTTTGTGGTATAATACTTTATGAAAGTCATATTCTTAGACAACGACGGTGTTATTTGTCTCGAAAGTAACTGGGGTTCACGCCACAAAAAACAGAAGAAGTGGGGAGGGATGAAGTTGTCTATGCGTGGAAGTGATATTCCTCTTGAATATCGTTTTGATAACTTTGACAAGAAGGCAATTGAGATCCTGAATCAGATATTAACTGAATCAGGGGCGGAGATTGTTGTATCTTCTGATTGGAGGTTTCACGCTACGTTAGAGGAACTAGGTGATTACTACGAATCTCAGGGAATCTGCAAGCGCCCAATCTCGACGACTGGAACGGTCAAGGACTTGTTTCCAAAAGAATGGTCTGTGTTGAGGTTCAGGGCCGACTTAGAACTTGAACGCAGTATGGAAATTCAACATTGGATTGATGAACATCCTGAAATCACCCATTGGGTTGCGATCGACGACTTGAACATGAGTGTTGATTTCTTAGAAGAACATTTTAGTGCGAAGGACGGGTCTGACGATAAACCCGGACTGACCAACTTTGTTTGGACTCCTCGTTCTTATGAGGGAATCAAACAACTTGGATTGCGCGAAAAAGTTTTACAATTTTTAACGTAAAGTTTTTCTAGGTCGTGGGAATTGGTTATATTTACCCTATAACAGATTAACTTAATCAGATATTATGATCGAAACATTTCAGAACCTTCAGTCTTTCATCGAGTTGTCGAACTCGTCCAACTCTAACGTTGATAAACTTAACGCCATTAAAGCGTATAAGAATGACGCTGAAGTGATGCGAGTTTTACGTTACACTTATGATCCATTTAAACAGTACTATGTTACTTCTAAAAACTGTAAAAAGCGCAGTGACCTGGTTTCTACAGACACTTACTACAATCTTTTTGACCTTCTTGACGATCTTAATGATCGTGTTATTTCTGGGCACAATGCTATTGCAAGGGTTAATGCGTTTGTTAGGACGTATCCTCAATTTGAAGACATCGTCTGGTCCATCATCGACCGAAACCTTAAGACTCGTTCAACGACGCAAATGATTAACAAGATCGTACCGGGTTTGATTCCTACCTTCTCAGTTGCACTGGCGGAAGCTTACAATGAGAAGACCGCGAAGAAGGTGGATTGGGAAGATACATGGTATGCTAGTCGTAAACTTGACGGAGTTCGTTGTATTGGAGTTGTTGACCGTAACGGAGATGCAAAATTCTATTCACGTGCAGGAAATGAGTTTGAAACCCTAGGTCGATTGTCGGCCGAAATCAAACAAAACCCTTCATTGTGGAACAAGGTTCTTGATGGTGAAGTTTGTCTCGTTGACGCTGAAGGTAATGAAGACTTTCAGGGTATCATCAAACAGATTAAGCGTAAGAACCACACCATACGTACTCCTAAGTATTTCATATTTGACACTCTTACACACGATGAGTTTCAGAATGAAACCAGTGAACGCACGTTCTGGATGCGAGATGCAGATACACTTGAAATGTTCAGTGACATTGACAGCGATATCATTACACACCTTGCACAAATTCAAATCTACGATGATGAAGGATTTGAAACGATGAATGAAATAGCAAAGAACAACAGATGGGAAGGATTAATGCTGCGAAAGAACGATACCTATAAAGGTAAGCGCAGTCAAGACATCTTAAAGGTCAAGTCTTTCTCAGATCAAGAGTATATAGTAACCGGAGTTGAGAACAAGGTTCATCGCGTGATTGTCAATGGACAAGAGGTTGAAGAAGAGGTGATGAGTCACGTTTTCATTGAACATCGTGGATGTAAAGTTAAGGTTGGCAGTGGCTTCTCACTTGAAGAACGTCGACACTATTACGCTCACCCTGAATTGATCGTCGGTAAGACTATCACGGTTCAATACTTCGAAGAAACACAAAATCAACACGGAGAGTTTAGTCTTCGCTTTCCTGTCGTCAAGGCAGTTTACGAAGAAGCTCGAAACTTCTAATGACAAAATCAGCAAAGAAACTAAAGAGGTGGTTTAATAAGTATCTGCTCGCTACAACGCCGTCAAAGACATTGTTAGCTGGGTTGATGGCTTATTTCCAATCTTTTCTTGGAGCTGTGGTAAGTGTCTTTATCGCTAATGACGGTGGAGTTATGGTCTTGGCCGGGGCGTTAATGTATTGGTCATTCGTAGTGGTTAACATTCAGCGTGCGGCTCATGGTAATCTACAGGGAAACATTGCCTTTGTGATTGGAGCTTCTCTTGGAACTTGGACGGGTACGATGTTCGTCTATAAACACCTGATGCAGTGGTTTATTTAGCACCTCCAAAATCAGAAGCTGAATTAGGTTATTACGTTACGTGGTTATCAAAGACTGATCATAGTATTACAATACTCCGTAACGCAGAAGATCTCAAT